CTGTATTTGGTTTTAAAAGTGTAAGCATTTTTGCATACTCTTCAGGTTTTTTATTTGCATCAGTTGCATTTAAACCTTTACCATAAATTTGCTGAGATATACCATTTATAGCTGCAGAGTTTGTTGGAGATCCATTATACCTATCTATTAGATATTGAAAATAATTATTATCTTCTCCATACTCTACATAATCTTTATTTACTACTTCTTTAATTTCAGGAGCAGTATAACTACTTAAATTAACAAAACTAACTTCAGATTTTGAGTGTTTTGTAAATTGTCCTAAACTGTTTCTTAATCTTTTTTTCATATTACAATATACTCATTATTAAAGGAATCATTTGTTTTGTATTTATCCTTATTAATATTATAATGATCATTATCATTTAATTGATCTATATCCTGATCTGTTACGAATATTCTATCTTTATAAATTCTTTGTTTTTGATCTGAATCTGTTTGCCACAATTCATCATATAATTGCCATAAACTTAGATTGGTATTCCAAAAATTAAAATCAGCATATAAATCTAAATCATAAAATCTAGCTTCTTTAAATATTGAATTACCACTAGCATCTACATAACTATTAGTGAATTGCATAAAATCCCCACTTGTAGTAACTGTATCTTCAAAATAACTAAACTTTTTATTTAACCAATTATCTCTTACATCTATAGTAAATGATCCAAGATATTCTCTTGGTATCACGCTAAGTGTTTGAGATGCAGTAGTAGTAAGTACAATCATTGCTTATATAACGAATTAATTAAATTAATTTGTAAAATAAAAAAGCACCCTAAAAAGAGTGCTTTCTTAAATTAAACTAAAATTAGATATATTTTAATTAACTGCTATTTGAGTAGCTGAAGGAGTTATTAATCCTGAATCTACAAAAGCAGGTGCTTTTTCTTCTTGGCCCTCTAGTGTTAGAGTAAATCCATAAAGATCTCCTGCTGCAGCTCCTGTTACGATAGTTCCACCTGTAACCTCCATACCATTTTCTATACCACAAAGGAATTGATTTCCTAAGTAATCTTCTACTACTACATAAGGCCTAGAAACTATAATAAGTTGTAATTCCTGCTGAGTAGCATTATCTAAAAATGGTAGTGTAAGGTTTAAAGTTTGTGCAAAGAAAGTTGTACCATTTTCTCTTGAAGAGTTTACTGTACTTTCTAAAGAAGAATTACCTTTTACATCAAACTGAAACCAAACAGGGCTTCCTGCTATTGCATCAATAGTACCATCAGCATTTATTGTAACTGCTCCTAGTGTACCAAAATCTGCAAAATAAACTTTTTTTATTCCACCGAAACCTGTTTTACAAGGTAGCTTTCTTCCTGTTGTTAATGTACAAGCCATATTATTATTTTTTTAAAAGTTAAACAAAAAGGGTAGGGTATTAATCTACCCCTTCTTATTATTATTATACTGTTGGATCGTATAAAACTACTTCTGATCCATAACCATACTGTACACCTGAAGTGAATCGCATAATTACTCTAACATTTTGAGATCCATCAAGATCTGCCATATCTAGAGTTTTAACTAAGTTATGATCTGAAAGTAATCCTGTACCAAAGTATAAGTTGCTTTTTTGAGCTAGTACCATTTGGTTATCATTTAGACCAGGTGCTAAGAAAATTTCTACACCATCAAAAGATAATCCCTGACCATTGTACCACATTTGGCCTTGATCAGCAATACCATTAGCTCCAACTCCTATAGAATATCCACCTAAAGCTCTTACATAAGCCTTAGCTACATTTTGAGATACATATAGTTTTAAATCTTCTTTACCATAAACTGCATTCGGACAAGCATCAACTACTTTACCCATCTCTGCAATTACATTAGTATGAATTACTGTTGTACCTGTAATATCACTAACATCTGCATCTGCCTTGAATAGAGTTACTAACCCATCAAATTCTCCTGCAGTAGCATTAGCACCATTCCAAATAGATTGCTCAGTTTTTTGAGCTACTTGAGCTGCAACTTCGCCAATAAGGAAATCACTAAATTTCTTAGGCATTTTTTCGTATGCTGAGAATCCCATCTCTGCTGCCTCCCACGAACTCACGAAGGGAGTAAGGCAAAACTCATTATTTACCTGGAATTCTTCAGGTTGAAGAACTTTCTCAGTTAAAGCTATATTTCCTGCTGATGTAAAATCACAAGAACTGTTAGCAATCATCCCTGATACTGCCATCTTACTGATGTTTGATTTATATTTAATATTAGGCATTACCTCAATGCCACCTTTTGCGATTGTATCGCCTGATAGTAATGCAGCAGCAATATACTTACCTGCCCATTGTCCTGCATAATTACTTGTTATACTTAAAGCCATTTTTATATATATTTATTAATTATTTAATTTTTCAAAGATTCTATCCTTAATAGATGATCTTCTGTTTTGTGAAAATTGAAATCCTGTTAATTTTTCTCCTGATTTAGTTTCAGGGCTATGTTTAATAGGCTCAGCAGCAGGTTGAGAAAGTTCTTCTTTTACAACTTCTTCTGATTTTACTTCAATTTCTTTAGTTTCTTTAGATAACTCTTCTTCTTCAGTATCAACTTCTTCTACTTTTTCAGAATTAGATTCTTTATCTTTTTTAAGATCTGCTATAGCATCTTCAAGATTTTGGATTCTTTTTTCCATACCTTTCCAATCAGCTACATCAGCTTCTTCCTTACGATCATCTTCCTCTTCTAACTTAGCCTGAGTAAGATCATCAATTAACCCTTCTTCTTTTACAACTAAAACCTCTCCTGATTCAAGTTCGTAAGATCCGATTGGCATTTTAACTTTTTCATCATCTGTTTTGATGAATACTTCTTTACCTTTAGAAAAAGCCTCAGCAGTTATTACTGTACCATTTTCTAATTTCCTATCTTCAAGATTTACCTGAATGTCTAGGATTGTTTTGATTTTATTAAGCATATCACTACTTTTCATAATTACTATATTAACGATTTATAAATTTAATTTTGCATTTTCAGGATGCTATCCTATTAATTACACCTATTCCCTGAGCAAATAGTGATCCATCACAACACTCAATAGAATATGTATTTTTATCTTTACAGTAACAAGCTCTCCTATCTCCTATAGGGCTTGTACGACTTGGCCAATAGTTTTTTTTATTTATCATTTTTTGGATGTTTAGATGGTAGCAAATCATTATCTGATGTATATTTAGGATTCTGAGGCCTACCATTTTTAACTAAATACATATAAGCATTAACTCTTGCAAAAGCCCAAGCTGATGCTGATTTAATTTTAGGAGAGTGAGAAACATTAAAAGCACCTAAACCTCTTTGAAATACTGATTTAAGCTGCCCTACTGTTACACCATATCCTAATTTATCTTTATATCTTTTATTAAAGTCATCTGCCTTTTGTTGTAAAGTAGCTTCATCTGCTTTTGAAACTTTAGCTCCTCTACTTGTTGAGGCATCTCCTTTAGCTGATCCTTTGCCTTTTGGATTTTTATTAGGAGTATCTGATTTTGGTGCTTTAGGGCTTTTTCTAATACCACCTCTTTCTCCTACTTCAGCATATTCATCTTTTTTTTTTACACATTTACCATCCTTCTTCTTATATCCCATTGGGCATTTGTCATCATACATCATATCTTTCTTATGATATTCGCAAGGCATATACCAGGTTTTATCTTCTAATTCGTGTTCGTGTATTCCTTCACACCCAATATTACCTGCCATCTCTTTAGCCTTCTCTTCTGTAGAATAAGCTAACCTATCATCTATGATTGCAAATTCATCATTGACTACTTCACTATATAAACTAAGTTTACCTAATTTTTTAAGTTTAGATTCACTCCATCTTTTAGCAGCTAGACCTCCCCATAGTAAATAAGATATTGTGCCACAGGCCTCCTTATCATCTGCATTGTAGTATTCCTCTGCTCTTGACAAATAAGAATACATCCTTTTGATAGTTTGTTCACTTATAGGCTTACCCTGAGCTAATTGAGATGCTCTAATTTTACCGACATCTGTAGCACACTTATTCTTTACTTTTTTATTAAGTTCAATACCTCTCTTTGCATTATTCTTTACTGCTGCAGGATAATCTTTATAGCTTTCTAAAACTAAATTTTTACCATCCTTATATCTAGCATCCTCCTTAATAATTCCTGTAATCATATTAAGCATATACTCTGCTTCTTCTTCTTCTATTTGTGCAAGTTCATCTTTGTTAGATTTTGGCATCTCCATTTTATCTGCAAAATATCCTTCAATACTAAAGCCTTTTACTTTACCTGATTTTACATATTCATTCCATACCTCTTCATTATTTACTTTTACTGCACCCATCCAAGTACCTACAGGAACATCAAAACCATATTTCCTGGATTTATCAAACTTATCATCTTCTACTAACCAACTTTCTACAAGTGTTAATCCATTAATTTCGTGGCTATGTTCTAAAGTAGAATTATTTTGATTACCATTTTTAAGATAAAGCTGAGATGCTTTTTCTATTGTATCTTTAGAAAAATATATATAATACTCTCCATTTAAATTTTTTCTGTATATGGGTTTATTAGGTATTAGAAGAGGGCCTAATAGTATTCTTTTTTTCTTATCAATTTCAGCTAGTTTAATTTCTTGATCTTTGAGAGCAATAAAATCTTCTTCTATTGCAGGATTTTCTACTATTGAGATTGCCTCAACTCCTGTAATCTCTTGATCTTCATCTAATATTAATTCTACTATCTTCATAACTAAATAACGCTTTTTATATTATATTTTGTATTATAGTGATGCTCCATCTATAATGTTTCTCTCTAATCCTTGAGCAGTAGTTACATCATTACTAACCACAAAGGCCTGTACAGGTGCTTGACTACCTAAAGCCTGTGCTATTTGACTTACACCTGATCCTCCTACTCCTGTTACTTCAGGAGGTACTGAATCTAAAGCAGGTGCAGAGGCAGATACACTAGGAGCATCTATATTTACAGATCCACCTGCACTTGCTCCTGCAGTTGCTGCTGCACTCTTAGTAGCTCCTACTGCTGATTTAATTGCACTTACAATACCAAATGCAGTTGCTGCAAAACTTAAAATAAAAGGTATATTAAATGGAGGAGGTGCAGCACTCGCTGCTTTAGCAGCACCTTTACCTAATTCAACTCCTGATTCTGCTGCATTTACAGTAGCATTTGTTACTGCTTTTTTTGCAGTAGATATTTGTTCTTTAGCATCTAATATTAACTGCCTAGCTAACATAATTTGTTTTGCTATTAATAATGCTTTACCTACTTTACTTTCTGCTCCTGCTAATAATACTGCATTGTCAAATGTTTTTTCTCTTGTTGCTCTTTTAGCAGCTTCAATTTTTTCTTCTTCAGCTAATTCTTTTTCTCTTGCAGCAGTAGCTTTATCTGCTATAGCTTTTTCCCTTGCATCATCTTCAGCATCAAACTGAGCTTGTTTTTCTTTTTTCTTCTCTCTTAAAGCATCTTCTAGAAGTGATCTTTGTTCATCATTTAATAATTCATTATCTAAAAGTTTCTGATAATGCTCCTCAATCTTAGTTAATTCTAAAGCTCTTCTAGCATCTTCTGATACTGCAGTAGCTTCTCTAACTTGGTTTTTAAAATCAGCTAGTTTTTTTACTCCTTCTTTTTCTAACCTTTCTTCTTCTTTTATATCTGCTTTTTTTTGTGCTTCTATTGCTTTCCTTTCAGATTCTGCCTCTCTTAAATTTGTAGTGATTTCTGCAGTAAGTGTTTTTTGTTTCTTTAATCTAGAGGCCTCTAATTCTATTACCTTAGCTCTCAATGCAGCCTCTTCATCTAGATCTTCTTTTGTAGATTTACTAAGTGAGTTTTCTAATGTCTTAGCATCAGCTCTTTTTTTAGCAGCTTCAATTTCTTTAAGTGTAATTTCTTCTTCAATTCTACCTGCTTCTTTTAAGGCTGCTATTCTATCTTCAATAGATACATTTTCTTTATCTGCTGCCTTCTCTCTAAGCTCATTAAATTTTCTAGTAGCCTCTGCTCTATCTATCAATAATTGTCTTTCTAATTTATCTGCCTCTGCTCTTTTATCAGAAAGTTCTCCTGCTAGTCCTATTTCTTTTTTAGTTTCTTCTCCAAAGTTTTTAATACCTTCTGTTACTGCATCTATTGATTCCCTAGCTCCTGCGAAATCTCCTTTAAACACTTTTATTAAAGCCATTCCAAAATCAGCTAGTATATCTGTTACATTACCTATAACTACTTTAATTTGTGTAAAAAACTTTCTAAATTTGTCTTGACCTTCTTCTGATGAAGTGAATGCAGTTGCTATACCTACTATTGCTGTTGCTACTGCTACTAAAGGTACTGCTAACATTGCTACCCTTAATAATTTAGAGCCTTTTGTTGCAGCTCCAAATGATGTAGTCATATTCCTAGTAGAACTAATAAGGCCTCCTGTTTGCTGATCTAATAAACCTAGAACACCATTATAATCTGCTGCATTTTTCTTTGATTCTTTTAAAGTATCATTGGCTCTTTTTCTATCTTTATTTACATCTTTAAGGCCTTGTTTTTCTTCAATTAATCTGTTTTTAGTTTCTCTAATTTTTTTATTTAAGGCATCTCTTCTCATCATTGCCTTACCTGACATACCCTCTGTTTCAGAAAGTTTCTTGTTATATCCTGCAAGTTCTTTTTCTAAATCAGCTACTAGATCTTCTTGAGCTTCAAAGGATTTGTTAAGCTCATCTACATTAGCTTGAGCATCTTTAGTAGATACTTTTAATTCGTATGTTTTAGATACTACTGCCATTTAAGTTCATTTTTAACTTGTTTTACTGCTTGTTTAAGTGATGTAGGTAAAGCATATTTACCTTGAGCTATTCTTATATTTTCTGTTACTCCTTCGCAAACTTGTAATAAATCTATTATATTTTTTATCATACTATATTTAATAATTCTAAGTTACTATCTCCTGTTATTAAGTTTGTCTTTATACTATTAATTCTATAGTTTCTATTATTTAACGAAATTTTATCATTCAATTTTAAATTATATATAATTTTTAAAGGAAGTTTAGCTTTTACTTTAGTTAATCTTCTAGCATTATTGAATACATCTTGTATATATGTCTTATAACAATTCC